TCATGGCGCAAAAGAGAAACGTATAAAAATTATCAATTCAGAAGCTGAGTTTGTCATCATCAACTACGATGGTGTTGAGATTGTGCAAGAAGAAATAGCTAATGGCGGATTTGACCTAATCGTCATTGACGAAGCGAACGCTTATAAAAATTCACAAACTACCCGCTGGAAAACACTAAACCGAATCCTTAAGCCTGATACATGGTTATGGATGTTGACAGGAACACCAGCGGCACAGTCACCTGTGGATGCCTATGGCTTGGCTAAATTAGTAAACCCACAAGGTGTACCTAAGTTTTACTCAGCATTTAAAGATTCTGTGATGTATAAGATTTCTCAGTTCAAATGGGTAGTCAGACCCGATGCGCAAAAGGTAGTATTTGAAGCGTTACAACCAGCTATTCGATACACAAAAGAAGAGTGCCTTGATTTACCTGAACTGATGTACACCACAAGGGAAGTAGAGCTTACCCCTCAACAGAAAAAATACTACGACTTATTGCGCAGACAGCTAGTCATGCAAACTTCAGGCGAACAAGTTACCGCAGTAAATGCGGCAGTTGGACTAAGTAAATTACTACAAATATCTTGTGGCGCAGTGTATTCGGATTCAGGCGAAACCTTGGAATTTGATATTAAAAACCGCTATAAGGTGTTAAGGGAAGTGATTGATGAGACACAGCAAAAGATATTAATATTTATACCGTTCAAGAATACAATTAAAATCCTTGCGGAAAAACTACAAAGCGATGGGTTTACAACTGCTATTATCAATGGTGACGTAGCCCACAATCAACGCACTGAGATTTTCAAGAAATTTCAAGAAAGCCCTGATCCACGCATCTTACTTATCCAACCCCTTGCGGCGGCACATGGAGTGACTTTAACGGCGGCTGATACCGTTGTTTGGTGGGGTCCTACCCCAAGCCTAGAAGTATATGCACAAGCTAATGCACGTGCGCATAGAGCAGGACAAAAGCATCCGGTCACAGTAGTAAGGTTGCAAGGAAGCAACGCTGAAAAACATTTGTATAAAATGCTTGACAACCGTATCACCGATAATACAAAATTAGTTGATCTTTACAAGGATTTACTTGATTAAGATAAACTTTAACAGGAGAATATTATGGATGAAAAAGTAGAATCACCGCTTGAGAAGTGGACTCGAATCTACATTAAGATGAGAGAAAAGAAGGCGGAAGTAACACATGAATTAGAAGAAAAGATTGCCAAGATAGACGAGGATATGAAGGTTATTAAAACTGCTATCCTTGACCATATGAAAGAGATTGGCGCTGAAAGTTTAAAGACAAATGCGGGTGTAGTGTATCGTACTGTACGTACCACATATTCAACATCTGATTGGGAATCTATGGGCAAGTTTATTCTTGAACATGGTGTGCCTGAATTATTGGAGAAGCGGTTGCACCAAACCAATATGAAGGCATTTTTAGAAGACTACCCCGAGTTGCTTCCTCCGGGGCTTAACGCAAACATGGAGTATTCCGTGACCATAAAAAGGAGTAAAAATGGTTGAAGAATCTTTTGTTCCGATAGAAGGGGTAGCCAAGCATTTCTCGGTGTCTATCTCTACTGTACGTGCATGGATTCGTCAGAGCCTAGTACCCTCACTGAAGATTGGCGGTGTATACCGTTTCAAGATTAGCGAAGTAGAACAAGCCCTACGAAAACTAAGCGGCGGAGAATTAGTAAAAGAAGAAGTAGACGGCAGTCTTACGGTGCAAGCACCTGCAGGATCAGCCCAAATGGTATTAAATTTTAACCCTGACGAAGATATTTAAGGAGAATGACAATGAGTGATTTAGCTCTATTTAAAGGTGGTTTACCTTCCTACTTAAAAGGTACAGATGATGCAACTAACGCACTTGCTGGTACAAAAGATGGTGGTGGTTTAGGCGCACGTCGCATTAGTATTAAAGGCGGAGTATTCCGTGAGTTCATTGGCGGTAAAGAATATCGTGTATCTGAAGAACGTTCAATGAATGTAGTTATTGTTAAAGCTGCACCGAAAGTATCCCGTATTTACTATAGCGGAAGCTACTCCGAAGGTGAAGCCGTATCCCCAACTTGCTGGTCATCCGACAGCCAAAAACCTGATGAAGCCGTTAAGAATAAGCAGTCAGCCACCTGCTTAAACTGTGCGCAAAACATTAAGGGTTCTGGTCAGGGTGATAGCCGTGCCTGCCGTTATCAACAGCGCCTCGCAGTCGTGATCGATGGTGAGATTGATAAGGAAGAAGTTTACCAATTAGTACTGCCACCTACCTCCGTATTCGGTGACGGTGAGAAAGGTAAGCTCCCTCTACAGGCATATGCTCGCCATCTTAAGAACCACGGTACCCCCATTACCGGTGTTGTTACTGAGATGCGGTTTGACACAGCAAGCCCTACACCAAAGCTGGTATTTAAACCTGTGCGTCCTGTAACCGAGGAAGAGTTCTTAAAGATTCAAGAACTTAAAGATTCTAAGGAAGCAGTACAGGCGATCACTTTAACAGTAGCGCAGACTGATGGTGTTAAAGACAAACCCAAACCTGCATTAGCCGCACCTGTAGTTGAAACAGAAGTAGAAGAAGTAGAAGAACCTAAAAAAGCAGTTTCCAAGAAAGCCCAAGTTTCTAACGAACCTAAGTTAGAAAGTTTGATTGGTGAATGGGATGATGCTTAATTAATGTTTTATGGGGGGAAAACGCAGGTCGGCTCGGCGACCTTAAATAGCCTGTATGCAATCATTGTTTATATGATTCTCCTTCACATTGCGTAAGTACCCCCACCTCAAAGGTGGCTATGAACAATTTAGAATTTTTACAGCAAGTCCTTGGCGACGAAGGATACTACTGCATAGTTGGATTAAAGAAGGATTCGGATAAACCCGTACAGAAATTCTTTAAAACACTAGAAGATGCTGTGGCAGTTGCAGAGAATTTAAAAAACGAAGGCTATGACGCTTACTATGCGCTAGCTACGTTTGAAGATGGGAAATCTAGAAAAACTGCTAACGTAAAGCAGTTGCGGTCTTTGTTTATTGATTTGGATTGTGGTTCGGGTAAACCCTATGAAACACAGCAAGAAGCGTTACTAGACTTAAAACGATTCTGTCAAGTAACAAAGATGCCGAAACCAACGCTGGTAAACTCCGGCGGGGGTATACACGCATACTGGGCTTTAGAAGAGCCGCTAAGCCGTGAACAATGGACACCCCTAGCTGAGAAGCTAAAGAAGATGTGCGACGAGCATGACCTCTTTGCTGACCCCGTAGTAACTGCGGATTCGGTACGAATTCTACGAGTTCCCGGAACTTTAAACTTTAAGAATGATGTTGCTAGACCAGTTGATTTAATCGGTAGCTCATCAGGCTCATATAGTTATGACACGCTAAAAGATGTTATAGGTGATCCCGTACTAGAGAGAAAGCCATATATCCCACGTGGAGAGATGGACGAAGTAACTAAAGCTATTCTTGGTAACTATACCAATCGGTTTAAGACAATCCTAATGAAGACCATGAAAGGTGAGGGTTGCCAACAGCTTGAGCATATAATTAAAGAGCAAGCCACAATGCCTGAACCGCAGTGGAGAGCAGGGCTATCTATTGCCAAATTTTGTATAGATGCCGATATTGCTATTAAAAAGATATCCGAGAAACATCCTGAATATAGCCCCGAGTTTGCAGATCGTAAGGTGCGTGGCATCAAGGGCGGACCATATACTTGTGCTAAGTTTGAAGAATATAACCCCGGTGGATGCAATGGTTGTGTAAATAAAGGGGTAATTAAATCCCCAATCGTATTAGGTCGAGAAGTATTAGAAGCTAACGATGACGATAACATCGTAGAAGATGTACCATTCCAAATTGAACAAGGGCATACGCAGACATACGTTATACCAAAATACCCTGAGCCATACTTCCGTGGTAAGAACGGAGGAATCTTTAAACGTGTAATTAAACAAGAAGACGAGATCGAAGTTCAGGTTTATCACAACGATATTTATGTATCCCGCAGACTACTGGATTCGGATGTGGGCGAGGCTGTAGTCGTTCGATTACATTTACCGCAAGACGGAGTACGAGAGTTTACCGTGCCGTTGACTGCAGTAACTTCCAAAGACGAACTTAGAAAGTATATATCTTCTAAGGGTGTAGCCGTAGTTAAAACTGATGAGCTTATGTCTTACCTGACAACGTGGGTTAACCACCTGCAATATAAAGGTAAAGCCGATACCGCTAGACGGCAGTTTGGTTGGGTAGATGATAAATGTGAAGCGTTTGTGCTTGGCGATAAAGAAATTAGTGCTGATCGGGTAGACCACAATCCAGCATCTTCTGCCACTACGCAAATGTTTAATGCGTTTAAAACCAAAGGCACAATGGAAGCGTGGAAAGAAGCTATGCGTTTCTACAATAAACCTAATATGGAAGTCCATAAGTTTATGATTGGGCTATCGTTTGGTTCTATTTTTACTGAGTTTACCCCTATCAATGCGTCGTTGTTGCACGTATATAGCCCTGAATCCGGCATTGGTAAAACTACTGCGCTGTATGCAGGAGCCAGTATTTGGGGTGAACCTACCAAGCTGTTGTTAAAAGAAACCGATACTGTAAATTCTAAGATGAATCGTGCTGAGGTATATAACAACTTACCGCTATTACTTGATGAGTTAACTAACTCTACAGCTAAAGATGCTAGCGATTTTGTTTATCAATACAGTTCCGGCACACAGAAAAACCGTATGTCAGGAGCATCAAATGCAGAACGGGTAAGGGGCGAACCTTGGAAACAGAATGGTATCAGCACCGGAAATAGCTCCCTAATGGAAAAGATTAGTGCATATAAAGCTATACCTAAAGGCGAAGCTATGCGTATTCTAGAAGTACGGGCTAGAAAAGTAGAAGGTTTAGATAAGACCGAAACCGACGTATTAAGTTCTGCGTTACAGAATAACTACGGACATGCGTATTTACCATATCTGCAGTATGTAATGAACGACATTACAGGTGTTAGGGAGATGTATAAGTCTACCCAGTTAAAGTTGGATAAGCGTTGTGATTTTGGTCCTGAAGACCGATTCCATTCGGTGCTTGTAACTAACGGTATTATGGGTTTAATGATAGCTAAACGGGTTGGGTTGATCGATTACGAAATCAAACCAGTCGTAGACTTTATTGTTGAGATAGCTAAGAATGCCAAGACCCAAGTTAAATCTATGGACGTAGATGCAGAAGGGGTATTAACTAACTTTGTAGCAGAAAATTGGAACAGTATGCTTCGTATTAAAAGCACAGAGGATACTCGTTTAAATAAAAAAGACGAGGTAGACCATTTGGTTATTCCCGATGCTACCCCAAAACTTACTTTTGTTATACGATACGAGTACGATTTAAAGATGATGTTTATATACCTTAACCCTTTACGGGAGTGGTGTGTTAAAAAGCAAATAAATTATGAAGGGCTTATTGATTCTTTGAAACGTGGTAGAACCAAAGCTCAGGTAGAAAAGAAACGTATGGGTAAAGGTACTAGAATTAACTTACCACCATTAAAAGTACTGTGGGTTAACTGTGATGGGTTTATGGATGAAGACAGAGAAGAAGAAATCGCCGCCGTTGCGCAACACAAGGCAGCCATTGAAGGTGCTGAGGGAGGGGCAAGTGTGTCCTGATGGTGTAGTTATTGATATAAATTGGGATAACTTCCATGTGGGTATGTCTGTTTTTATCCCCGCAGTTAACCTATCAATGTTAAATAAACAAATGCAAAGTATTGCAAAAGATAAGGAAATGGTAATTAAAGGATTTGACCGAATTGAAAATAAAAAGCTAGGTATGCGCTTTTGGAGAATTGTGTAATATACTATACGTGCAACAACACATTCTCCTGTTGCATGTTCTCGTGAGGAACTCCTTGATCCCCGGCTAATCCCCGGGGATTTTTTTTAATCTGGATCGTATTCGTCCATGCTTTGCTTGACTACAGCAAGGCGCTTCTTGTTATACCGCACACCAGCAATCATTTCTTTACTTGCTTTGTCCTGAGCTTTTACAGACTTAGCCAACTTGATTCCAACGTTACCTGCAGTAATACCGATTTCAGGGTGCTTCTGACCAAGATCAATCAACTTCTGGCGCATATCATCCATGCCATCATAGTCACCTTCACGTTTAGCTATGTAGTAACGTTGCATGATCTTACTTGTACGATCGCTAATTGTCTTATCAATACCCTTTTCGGTAGCACTAATTTCTAACTGGCGGCTGTAATCGGCTGGAGCAAAACCAAGTAACTGTGCCGCTGCGTTATAGGCACTTACGTCCCCAGTAATAGGATCACCACGTAAAGTAGTGGTTCCTTGCGTTGCATATCGGTATGCTTTAAATCCGTTAGCAATAGCCGAAGGTAGTAAATCTTCCATAGCACGTTCAATATGCCCTTGATTCATCTTGCTTAAACCACGTTGTATCCGATCGCCTACACCAAATACAGGACCACCAAGCGCTTCCATTGCTTGCTGCGAGAACGTGCTTGCGGAATTACCAGACTTATTATCCCGAATAATTAAATCGTTTAATGTGATACGGCTAGCAATAGATAGGTTGGTCATATATTCAATAGGACCTTTATACAAAAACTCACCCAAATACTTGCGAGTTACTGTAGGTAAATCCTCATCATCGTCGTCACTAAATAATCCGTATAACAAAGATAATGCACCGAACATAGGGATACCTTGGGCACCTGCCATTAATGCAGACATACCAACAAGACCACCCATTTGTTTCCATGCGGCTTTCCTAGATTCAGGATCAGCACTTTTTAACGCTTCTTGTGCAGTCTTAAACATCATGTAATACATAGAAACGCCATAGCGTTTATACATAAAGAACATCTTACCAATAGGATTTTGGGCAATACGTGGGGCCGAAGCAGCAGATATACCACCATTGGTTAACTCATTAACATATATAGCATCGTTAGCAGCTTTAGTTTCGGCTTCTTCTTGGGTAATCTTGCCGGATTTAATGTCATTAGCAAGACGTTGCATCTCTAAATCGTAAGCAGCAACCATAGTAACTTCACGGTTATAACGTTCACCGTGGTGGAACATCCAGCCAGACATAGCATTAAACTTAGCCATTATGCCGGTTCGAGTATCACCGTTAATTAATTCATATAACTGTGAACGATTAAGCTGACCTTGCTCACTAGCAATACGGATCAGCGTGGCATACTTCTTACCCATAACCGAATCCGGTGCGTAATTAGAAATAGAAGGCATAACATTCATCTCGGTAGTTCTACCTTTACCACCAATAACTTCCATGTTAGTTTTTATGCCACTACCAGCAAATACTTTAGTTGCATTACCAAGGGCACCTACTACAGAAGCGTCACCATATTTACCTTTTAAGTATGGCATTACAATCATAGGCACGTTAGCCATGTTGACTATCGCAGATGATAAGTTAAAACCCAGCGTATAGGTAAATGCAGCTGAGGTTAGGATGCTACCAAAATCGTTCTTAGTCGGATTTAATACATATCTAAGGCGCTTAGCAAACTCATCGTAATATTGTTTTTGTAGAGCATTGCCTTCTCCAGTACGTCCAGCAACTACGGTCTGCTCGCCCATATCATTAAGCACTTTACTTAACTTGGGGTTGTATTTCATAGTAGCTACTTGATTAGACATGCTACGCATCTTGCGCTCAAATGTGCCAATACTATTTTCTTTAAAACCAGTAGTGCCCTTACGTTTTTGGAAAGACTTAGCAAATGCTGTTTCCGGCAACGTAGAAATAAACAAGTGCATCATCTCATCAATAGCATCTTGTGGCACACCGTTGTTTTCCATAATGTGCAATACACTATTTACAAACGAACCGGGTGGCGCATTACGATAGTTAACTTGTGATAATTGTTCATAGGCATCTATACGTGCATTTGGATCTAGCTTAAGCAATTCTGCTTTACGCATATCACGTTCACGAGTAGACTTAAATGCCTCAACGGTATATTGTTTTTGACCTTCTCTATCGGTGTAATCTGAAGCTAACCAATGGTCGCCTTCACGACCAAGAGCAAAGTATGGCTCAATCATTCCACGTTTGGATAGCTTATCCATGATATCTTTTTTAACTAGAATCTTGGATTCTTCGCTAATATTAGTAGCACCAATACGTTCTTCAATCGCTTCAATAATCTTATCGTACATACCCTTATAGCCATCACGCATGGTGGTATATAGTTGTTTCCATACGGGAGCTAGGCTATTAAATTGTTTACTTAGCTCATCCCAAGCTTTTAATTTATCAGGATCGTTTTTATATTTATCCCGTGGTTGGGTAGGATCAACTTCTTCAAGGGTACTTCTACCGACAATCTTATCAAATGCTTCACGCTGCTGTGGGCTAGCTTTAATAGCTTTCTTAGCTTCTTGAACTACAGCATCAATACCGCTATTAAGCTTACTTGCAAAACCACCACGCTCGTCAATCAATCTATTAAATTGTTTTGCTAAGCCGGGGAATATCTTATCTGCAACATCAGATAAAGCATGGGTAGGAAGTAAAGATAAAAGTGTAGACTTAGCGAAATTAGAACTACCACCAATCGCACCGCTAAGTGCGTTCTTTTGGTTATCATTTAAATATGGAATAGCATTAATAACTTTATCTGTACCTTTAAATACATCTTGCGCATTATTAACTTGATACTTAGGTGTACCACTTGCTTGATCGTCTAGTAACTTATTAAACGCTTCAATTTGGGTAGCACGATTTTTAGCTAATTCACCACTAGATGCTTGTGCAAAAATATCTTCTGCGCTTCTAAATCCTCTACCCCATAACCAATTACCTATTTTATGTAGGGTATTGATTGCTTTTTCCATAATCGAACGCACTTGTTTAGGTTGCGCTTGGTAGTGTCTAAAAGCTTCAGCAACTGCTTCTTCCGCAATCGAATCTGCATCAATAACGCCGGGAGTATTTTCCCATCTTTTCTTAATATCGTATTGTTCAATCCATTTTCTTTTTGCCATACCTTCTAGTATTTTCCAATCAGCAAGGGAGAATACTCCTATATCACGCATAGCATGAATAGCTTCGTGGTTTATAGTAGCAAGAAAATCTGGGCCTGTTTTTAAAGAAAGGCTAATTAATCGTTTAAGAGGGTCATATAAACCCCGATGTGAAGTTGTTTTACCTTTATATTCTCTTACAATTTCTTGTTCAAGTTTTAACCCTACATTATGCAAGCCCATTTTGTTCAAAGCAGCACGTAGGTCTTTAGCTAGTTTATTCACATCACCTGTAAAAGGTTTTTGCTCTGGAATATTAACTTGGTATTTACCCTCAGCAATTTCTTTTTTAACAGTATTTATTTCTGATCTAATAGCCTGTTTTTCTTTAGGGTCTGTAGTAAGCTCTACTGCTTGCTCTAAACCATCTATATGATCTTGCAATAACTTTAAAGTTTCAGGATTTCTAGCATAAGTCTGTGCTGGAGTTTCTTCGGCAACGGTAGCTTCAGTAGTAGTTTCAGTAGGTGTAACCTCTGCTGCGGGTTTAGTTTCACTTGGTGTTTCCTCTGGTACTAATGTATTTGGCTGTGCTTCTTCTCTAGCTCCAAGCTCACTAACAGGTGCTGTAATTGGTGCCACTCCTCGCTGTTCAGGTTCTCCAGCTCCTTCGGTACTTTCAGTTGGTACCGGCTCGACAGGAACTTCAGGGCTTGTTCTATCTGTTTCAACGTTAGTTCTTGGTTGTACTCTTCCATTATCGGCTCCTTTTAGTACTCCGCCACGTGGTCCAAACATCTCTTGTTGGGTAGCCAATGCATTAAATGCATTCATAGCTATGGTTTCAACGGCTTTCTTTGTTTCTGGGGTAAGGTTAGGGTTACTTCTTACACGAGCTAATACTTCTCCTATAGCTTTTTGGTCTTCTGGGTTAGCCATATCTTTGCCAACCAACTGCCTAAAGAATCCTGACTGCGCTTTGAGACCAGTTCCCTTTAAAGTATCAGCATCCAAAACAGTATTTTGTGCCGGTGCCGGGGTAGTTTCGGCTGGACGTAAGTCTAATTCGCCTTGTACTGGAGCGCCTTGTAAGTTAAGTTCACCGGTAGGTGGTGCAAGCGTAGCTGGAATTTGAGTTTCTTCTTGCCCTACAGGAAACGTATTTGTTGGACGTTGAGGTACTGGCTGACCAAATAAGTCACCATGAATTTGTTGTGCGGCAGCAAGTTGTTTTTGCTCACGAATCTGCTCTGGAGTAAGCGGAACTTGTCCACTAGGGGCAGGTGTAGGAGGGGTAACCGCAGGCTGTGCGTTAGCAACTTGCTGGGCATCGTAGGCTTGCTGGGTTTGGGCCTTTATATTACGTGCCTGCACTGCAGCACCGGGAGCGCCAAGACCAGCACCACCAACCGCACCTTTAAGCGCACTAGTAATAATACTATCTATGTTTTGTGGGGTAAAGAACGGATGGCTTGGATCAGCCATACTAGAAGCTAAATTTTGTAGCGCTTGCTGTCCACCTTCGGTCAGTGCCTCGCCCGCAGTAGTTTTAAGCGTCTCGCCGATAAAGGCTTTTTTCCATGTAGTCGGAACTACTTCGGATTTCTTTAATAACTCAGCGGCTAATTGTTTTTTACCAGCTGAACCAAGTTGATGCAAAATCTTTTCA